GTTTCGTAGCCCTCGGGGAAGCCAGCGATCTTCAGCCGCGTGAGTTCGTCGCCATACGCCTTGAGATGGAGCCACTTCTTGGCGGTCTCCACGGTCGGCTCGGTCGCGCTCCAGAGGAACAGGTCGAACGCATGAACGAGGACGGTACGGAAATCGGTTGACTCATCAATCGACTCGTACTCGCGCACGGTCGCGCCACCGAAATAGGTATTCGCCAACAGCGCAAGCGGCTTGTCGCTGTAGTAGTTGAGCGGGTTCTTGATGCCGTCGAAGTCGTTCTTGATCTTGGTGGTCATTGCTCGTCTCCTTGGTTCTGGTCAGCCCCTTGCTGACTCCCCGATGGTACTACATCGTCAAGGCTTGTCAAGTGCCTTGAGGGGAAATCTCGGAAAATCGCCACCCAGACAGAAGCCGAACGGAAAAATGTCGATATTTCCTCCCAAAGCCCTTGACACCTGTAAAGCAGACGCTACTCTGTCCATGTCGATCAAGGGGATCGACGCAACGCCCGACAGGGCAGAAACGAGACGAGCAATGAGCCACGACCAGATCATGGAAGGCAACATCAAGGAGATGGCGGACAGCGAGATCGCCCGCGCCATCGAAGTCATGCTGAACCGCTACATCCCGAATCTGGAGGCGACCTTCCAGCACCCGATGGTGATCGACTCCTACCGCGCCCGTCTGGGCGAACTCATGGAGGAGTACACCGCACGCAACAACAGCATCCGCCGCCGTCTCCACGGCGCGGTGAAGGGCTGATCCATGAACATCAACTGGAACTGCCGACAGACTCCCGTCTCCGCGTTCATCGCTGACCGCAAGGTCTGCGAGAACAACTGGACGGTCTTCAGACTCGTCCTCTCGTTCAGGACGAACGCCAGCAACGACTCGGTTGTCGAGTTCGTCGCCCGTTCGCTCCTCGCCAACGGCATCCGCCATTGGGACGACGACAACAACATCCCGAACCTGACCAACGATGGTCTCCCAGTCGTGTTCTCCGTCAGCGGTTGCCCGCTGATGGTGAGCGACCTCGCGAACAAGGTCTCTATCACCCGTGACGGCGGCGTTGTCCGCGTCAGCATCCCCTGTGGAGGAAACTAATGAAACTCGACATCCCCAGTATGTTGGCTCTCGTTGCCGAAGGCGAAGCCGCCGTTGCTACCGCCCGTGGTCGCCTTCAGGACGCGAAGGAGGCTCTGGAAGCCATCCGCGCCAAGTCCTCTCCCGTGACCCCCTCCGTCGAAGAGTGGGAGGCTCGGGTCAATGAGGGTGTTGCCGTTTGCGAACTGGAGGTCGCGGAGTCACTCGCGGAGGCGCAACTGGATGCGGCGCGAATGATCGTCGCCATCCGCAAGACCGCGCTGGATGTCGTCCGTGTCGCCAACGAAGCAACACCGAATCCGACCGTGGCTCATCTCCGCCACGCTGTCCGAATCTACGAGGACTACATGAGCGACACGACAGCCACGCTGGTCGAGTCCATCGCCCGTGGTCTTGCGGTCAACGACGAGCGTTGGATCAAGCCAGCCGCGACGATCATCGACTGTATGGCGCACCTCCGCACCTCGCATGGCTCGGGCTTCACCTCGTGGGATACCGTCTCCGACATCAAGGATGTCATTCAGGAGATGGAGCCAGAGGAGGTCGCATGAGGATCGTCGGCTACACCTACGCGGCTGAAGTCCATTGCGTCGAATGCACCCGCAGGGACGCGGACTGCGGAATCCTCGTGCGGAAGCCGCCCCTGCTGCTCGACACAGACCAGCACGGTCTCGCGCTCGACCTGTTCGACCGCGAGGGGAACCCCGTCCGCCCGATCTTCTCGACGGACGAGCGTTTCGGTGACCAATGCGGCGACTGCCGTGACACGATCTGATCTGCGGGAAAGCGACGATTCAAAAAAGGACTGATATCGGAAAGCGGTGATTATGCCTTGGGAGGCATAATGGAACGCACCGATTCGGCAGGCGAAGACCCAAGGCGGGCATGGAGAATCGCCAAGCGCGTTGCCAGTCGATGGCTACGCAAGTCTGGCTGTCGCTCCATCAACGGGATGGACTCGGACGACATCGCGCAGGAGACGATTCTGGCGTTACTTCGGAACGGGTCGTCATTTGAGTACACGAACAACAAGGCGCGATTCGTGGTCTTTGATGCGATCCGAAACGAGGTGGGAAACAGGCGGGTTGGTCAGCGGTCGATCAATATGCAAGGCTCGGCTTTGATGGACGCGATGCAGCCTTCGCGGTCGGAGACACAGAGCGTCGAGGCGTTCATCCAGATGATCTTGTCTTCGGACAGGCTGTCGCTAGAGGCAAAGTGCATCGCGGTGATGAGGCTGCAAGGCAAATCGTTCCGACAGATATCCCTGATGCTTGGAGTTTCGGCATCGCGCGTCAGTCAGTTGAAGGTGGAATGCGCCAAGGAGTTGCACGAGTTCTTGGGCGAGAAGATGCCAGAATCGCTTGCCAAGCACATACACGACAGGATTCTCTACTTGCAGGAGTACCGCAAGAGAACCAAGTACCAGCGACACACCCCAGTCAACCGCGCTTCGTCGCCGTCCACATCTCCATCATCTTGAGCGCAGTCCTGCTCACGAGATAGAGACCTCCGATGGCAAACGCCAGCGTCATCATTCGCTCCGACGACTCCGTGTCCTGCTTGAAGTTCTCAAGCATGGCAATGGCAACGGGAACGACTGCAACCCAGAACTCGCTCGTCTTCGCGCCCTTCGTGAGACCGTTGTCTTCCATTACCGCTCCCAACCGTGCGCTTGGCTGGTACGGACGCACGCTGTGGCACACGCCAAGCGATCTCGTCAGAGAGTCCGCCCAACCAAGCGCACGGAGTGAGGCGAGGGCGGAGTGATCCGCCTGTTGCGGGTCGAAGAATACCCTAACCGCAAAAACGCCACCGCCCCTGATCGGCTCTGGGGCGGCAGCGCATGGGGGAAAAGATGAATGCGGGTGGTGTTGCACCCTAATCGCCAAGACAGCCTTTCGACTGGCTTGGCTTATGCGGAGTCGTCCACCGCAAGGCTCGGAAGCGACTATAGGAACATCCGCGCTTCTGTCAAGCGGTCACGGCGTGTCCGTGCCATGATCGGCTGGAGTGAGACCGTCGAACTTCTCCATCGGGAACCCGTCCGAAGCGAGATGTTCGGAATCGCGTCTGGATTCCTTCCTGAAGTTCGACAGCAGCGCACACGCCCAGACGCGCGACTCTTCGTCAATCAACCCCTCATTGACCGCCTTTGCGACCGCGCCGATGATCGAATCGAACATCGTGTCGCCGCGCCATCCGTCATGGAGGCTCGTGACGCACAAGACCCGCGTGAGGCTTGGCTTCTGTGGATCAAGTGTCGCGATCATGTCCCAGTTCCGATCCTCGTGCTGGAACGCGAACGCCACGCAGTAGAAGGGTTCGCCGCTGATGCCGTTCCGATGATGCGAAACGGTCTTGATGCTTCCGACAATCATGCTCGTCTCCAAAAGGTCGGCTCCCAGAGCGTCCTCTGGAAGCCTTGGGTCGCGTGACCCAGATGTACTGCCCTCGTCAGGGAGGCGGTGTTTGAGAGTGCCTGAACACCTCAATCTGGGCTGTCATCCAATGGGCAAGTCGCCGCAAGGCTCGTATCCATCGGTGCTAGGCAGCGTTCTCGCAGGAGGGTCGCCGTTTCTCTCTGTGGCGGGGTCACCGCATCGCCACGGAGAACGGATCATAGCAGATGTTTGACCAATGTCAATAGGTGTGAAGCAGGAATCTGGAAAATCGCCTTGCCTTGTGGTAAGGTGCTTCGATGCGCGGGGACTCCGAAGGTCGTGAACTTGCAATCAACCGTTCGCTCGGCAGATGCGAACTGTGCGGCGGTCGCCTCGACCGTTGGGACGGAGCGTCCGTCCACCACAGGCGACCTCGCGGCATGGGAGGGTCGAAAGACCCGAAGACCAACAGCGCGTCCAACCTGATCGTCCTGTGCGGCTCTGGGACAAGCGGATGCCACGGCGAGGTCGAGAAGAACAGGGCTGACTCTCGGCGTGACGGTCTGATCGTCTCGTCGCGCTGCGATCCCGCGTCCGTGCCAGTCCTCCTCAACGGGACATGGTGGATGCTGACGGACGATGGCGACAGGATTCCCGCGCCAGACCCCCAGTAAACAACAACACGCTCCCGAAAGAGCGTGCTGTTGCAGACCACCATCGCGAGACGAGCGGGAGCGATGGCTTCCTACGGGGTCTATGTGGATCGTCCCTTGCGCCTCTTTGACACGAGGATAGGGTCGATCAGGGCGATCTCTACTTTTGTACAGGCGAGTTCGCCGTCTTTGGCGTACCTCTTGGTGGTGTGCATGGAATAGACGATTGAGTCGTCGCGCCAAACGCCGCTGTTGTTGATGCCGTCGAGCAAGCCCTTGGTCAGATTGTCGCAGTCTGGCTTGCTTGTCTTCTGGAGCATCTTGGTCGTCGTCACCATCGGGAACACGAACTCGGCGCGGACGAACACGGGACAGTCGATTGGAGCAGAGAGGGCTGCATTGGCAAATGCCTCCCTAACGGCGATGACCACCATGTTCTTCCAGTTGCCGATTGGGTGGCTGGACGGGTAGTAGGTTCGGACATGGTTCCCGATCCTCGCGTGCCTAGCCCTCGGCTGCGCCACAGGAAGCCCAGCGACCGTGAAGGAGATGACGGTGGAGGCATCGACCTCGTAGGCGATCACCATCCGCGCCTCGCCTTGACGATGGCTTGGATGTCGTCTTGCTGCGCTCCGTCATTGATCCACGCCCTGAAGTCCTTGTAGGCGGCTGGCGGAGCGATGATGCACGCACTCTTGGCGTAGTCCTTGCGAATCATGGAGGCGAGTTCGGTGGCTCCAGCCCTTCCAGCGGCATCGTTGTCTCGGGCGATGACGACATCCCTGCCAGTCGCGATGGAGCAGCAATCGGAGACCGCCAACTTGCACCCGGGTCGTCCGACAGCAACGAATCCGCGATCCGTCATTGCAGCCGCGTCCGACTCGCCCTCGCAAATGAACAAGTCCCCTTCCCTCTGGACATTCCCATGCTTCGGTAGGAACAGCCCAAGCCTGCTCCCCGTCACGCAGAACTTCTTGTCTGGTGCGCGAAGCCGTATCCCACAGACTACACCCCTACTCCACATCGGGAACGACCAGCATCGACCGTCCCACCCGATGCCATACGACTCCAGCGAAGTCCTCGACACGCCAAGGCTCGTCGCCAGTTCCGTTAGTTGAGTGAGCGTGATCGAAGAGCGCAGTTTGTTCTGCATCTTGCCGAAGTCGTGCATCTCCGCACGCGACTCGCTCCACATCTTCACGCTGAACCGCGCCGCCTCACCGATCTCCTTGCCGTCGATGGCGTGTAGCCACCCAGCCTCACCGATCTTCTTGCGGCTCTCGACCCTCGGGCATATCACGAGACCCCTGTCTTGGTCGATCAAGCACCAACTCTGATGCTTGTGCAGTTGGGCGCATACAGGACACGGAACCCTGTTCGTGACGCGGCGACCCTCAAAGGTGACCTCGCCAGTAGACCTGTCCACAAGGCGGAGTACGCGGCTCATCGGCGCACAGCCCTCTTCGCCTCTTCCAGCGAGACAAGGTGAGCGTCGATGATCCAGATTGGGCGGCTCTGCTCGTCAGCCCTGCCCATCTTGTTGACCGTCTCAAGTAGGTATTCGCCGCGATCTGGGTTCTGGATCGACTCCTCCGCGCCGTAGGCGTGCGACTTCGTGTCGAAGTCGTAGTTCACCACACGGCATCGGATGAAGACAATCTCCTCCTTGGCGTACTTGCGCTTCGGGGTATCGTCAGTCTTGCTTGCCTGTTGATCCGCCATAGTTGCCCGCCTCCATGCGGCATTGAGCCAGACACGCCGCGTATCCCGCAATATCGACGGCGTTGTCCCGCTTGGGAGCGTGCTGCTCCCGTGCGATCTTGTCGATCATCATCATCATCGCCCAGTCGCTTGGTGTCAAGTCCTCGTTGAACTTGTGCTTGAACATGGCGTTGATCGCGCCAATCGTTCGTGCAAAGTGATGATTCGCGCTTCCATACGCGGCTGCGCGTGCCGAAACCGCCTGCATCGTCTCGCGCAGAAGAGCCTCCTTCTCGTCCATCACGCCACCTTCTCGCCTTTCTTGATCTTGTCGATTGCCTCTGACGCGCCCTTGCGGTCGAAGTTCGCGGGGTCGAGACCAGCCTTGCGAAGCACCCATGCCTGCTTGTCCGTGGGCGCGGACATGAGGTGTTCGATCAACTGGCTTGCCTCCTTGGTGTTGAGGTTGTCAACATTGGGAATGTTGTTGCGCTTCAGGAAGGCGATCTGCTTCTCGCTGGCGGGAATGCGCTTCGCCCACCCGGGCACGCGCTGCGGCACGATCCCAAGCGACGAGAACGGGTCGATGTCCTGCGTCTTGTAGGTCGTGCGAATCTTGATGAAAGTCCTGCGCTTCTCCTCCGCCTCGCGCTTGAGGTCGCGCTCGACCTCATCCATCTGCTCAAGGACATCGACCTCGACCAGCAGCGAGTTGTTGGCATCCTGCTCCGACTTCGCCGTAGCCCTGTCGCGCACAGCGTCAGACCAGTTTCCTCCAAGCGCGTCCGCGACACGCATCAACTTGTGGCGACCAGAGTTCCCAACGAAGTCGAGGACGGTCACGCACTTCTTCGCGCTCGACGCGATTGCAGCCCGTCTCCCCTCTGGCGTTTCGATCCCGTCGATCACGCTCGGCAGCGTCCTCGTCCCGCGACCAACCATCTGGCAGTAGAGGCTCCTGCTCTTGGTCGGGCGCATCATGGCGATGAACTGAACGCCCTTGCCGTCCGTTGCTGGGTCGTCCCACCCCTCGGTGGCGATGCCGACATTGCAAAGGAACTGGTACTTGCCGTCACCGAAGTCGCGGAAGATGGTTCGCCTGCGGTCGTGCGGGGTGTTCGCGCTCACGAACGCCGCCGTGTTGGGCTTGTACCTGTTGATGATTTCAGCCACCCGCTCGGCGTGTTCGACGGACGCGCAGAAGATGAGCGTTCGCCTGTCGCCAGCGATCTTCACGGTCGGCTCGACCATGCGGTGGAGCGTCTCCTCGTACTTCAGAACGCGGTCGAGGTCGGCTCCGTTGAGGTCGCCAGCGGTGGTGCGGCAGTCGGAGTAGTCGAGGCTGCTGACCGTGACCATCGTCTGCTTGATGGGGACAAGGAATCCGTCTGCAATGCCTTCAGCGACACCGTACTCATACGCGACCGAATCGAACACCTGACCAAGAGCCTCTTCGTCGGCGCGGTCGGGGGTCGCGGTAACGCCAAGAACCTTCGCGCCGCCAGCGGTGAACCAGTTGATGACATCTCGGTACGACGAACTTGTCGCGTGGTGAGCCTCGTCAACGACGACAAGGCTGAACTGCGATGGGTTGAACCGCTCCATCCGCCGCGAACCGCCGCTCTCCGCGACACAGGTCTGGACGGATGCGACGACGACTGGATCGGCGTAGATGCCGTTCGTCGCACGCCGCTCCGCCATCTCAACGGAGGCGTTGATGCCGACCCGCGTCTGGATGTGCCGTGCAGCCTGTTCGACAAGTTCGCTTCGGTGGGCGATCACTAGGCAACGCTTCCCGTTGCCAGACATTCGGCGGATCATCTCGCCAAAGGTCGCCGTCTTGCCAAGACCAGTCGCCATGACGAGCAGGGTCGAGTCGTTGGTCTGGAACTCGCGTTCGACAGCCTCGACAGCCTCGGTCTGGTACGGACGCAGGCTGATCGCCTTGCGCTGAATCAACTGCGTGGGAGTGAACAGGTCGGTCATGCGGTCGGCTTCCGATACGGATGCGAGTCCTCGCCTGCAACGCCGCTTCTCGCGGCTTCTTCCATCGTCGCGTGATAGTGGGACGGGGGCATCTGCGCCATGATGAACGAGAACAGCCTGCGGGCATCCTCGTCCTTGACCACGATCACCTCGTCACCACGGGTCGCGCTCGGCTTGAGTTCGACTCTGGCATCGCCGCCAAAGAACGAGATTCTGCTGACGGAATCGACTGGCACGAACACCAGTTCAGAGATTGGAATGAACATCACTTGCGTCCCTTCTTGAGATTCTTCGGAGCCATTTCGATTGCGACCTTCCCAAGCCAGCCCGTGTGCTTGCAGGCATCGCACCCGTCTCCATTGCAATACACGCACAGGTCGTGCGGCATCGCATCGGTCAGGCAACGCTTGGCGTTCCTGATGTCCGCGTCCAGCGCGTTCCAGTTGACCGAATAGCCAGCGGGGTCGCTCGACAGCATCGTGAGCGCGGCACGCACCGCGTCGATCATGCCGATGATCTCCGTGTACTTCTTCTTCGCCTCCGCCATCGGCTCGTCTGCGGCGTTGTCGCCAGCGTCATCGTCGCCGTCAACGCCCGTGGACTCCTCGTCCATCTCCTCGACCTCATCGACCGAATCGGAGCCTTCCTCCTCGCGCATCCTGTGCTGGCGCACGAACTCGTGCGACACGCCGATGCGCCGCGCAATCTCCCTGTCCGACATCATCTCGGTGGTCGGGATCGCGAGAACCATCTCGACGGCGCGAATCTTGTCGGCGTTGCTTCGGCGCAGACCGTGCGACTGGTTCGCGCCAGCGGCACGCCACATAGCCTCGCTGTCGGTCATCGGAATGACCTCGGCTTCGATCTCCTCGTATCCAAGTTCCCGTGCAGCCTGAACGCGATGCCATCCGTCAACGATGAACATCACGCCCTCTACAAGAGCGACCGTGATTGGTGGCATGACCGCGCCGCCCGACATCGACTCCTTGTAGTCGTCAACCGTTCCCGTGTCGGTACGGGTGCGCGACTGGAACCGCGCATCGTCGGTAAGGTCTGCGAGAGGGACAACCGTCTTCTTGGTCTTCGTCATTCCCGTATCATCCTTGATGTTGAGGTGTTTCTTTGGCTACCCGTGAGGCGGGAGCGCAGAGCGGCTCCTGAAGGAGAGCCGCTGCGATCTCTGGCTGACCCTTTCGGCGTACAGCGCGTATCGCGCCCCGTCAGAATGCTCATTTCGGTGGGGTCAGCCACCCGCTGATGACGGGGAATAGCGCGGGTGTCAATCGTTGACACTCGGCGTAGGGTAGAGCCAATCCCTACGGCAAATCCCCGTCTTTCGACGGGGAGACCTCGACCTTCTCGACGGGCAGTCGTCACCCTTCCCGATGCGCCACAGCGCAGTAGTCGTCGGGAGCGACTTGACCTTTGGTTGAACATCAGCCGCCCCTTGAGGAGCGGCGGGTGCGGAGCGTATCCAGCCGCGAGGACTTGTCACTACCCTCTGCGGAAGATTCCGCATTTTCTTCCCCAGCCGCCTCGCCGTGGGCTTGGACAGCCTTGGCGACCCACGCTTCCACGCGAGGCAAGAGCGATTCTGGCAGACCCGCGATGCCACTTGAGACATCGAATCCCTGCCCCTCAATCGCCGCGAGGAGCGCGACTGGGTTGCGCTTGATCGCCGCCAGCCGATTGAGAATCTCGTCGGCGCGGTCAGAGCCGATCAGCGGCTCTTCCGCCGAAGCCGCGCGTACTGGGGCGGCTTCCGACAGGAAGTCGTCAGCGGGCTTGCTGGGCTTGCTGGCGGGCTTGCTGCTTCCGCCCTTGGCGTTGGCGGGGTTGAATGTGGGACGGCTCTTGCGATCCTCTTCCCCATCGTCGTCGGGTTCCCCGACCACCAGACCGAACGCCGCAAGAGAGTACCGGCGGAGGTAGGTCACGAACGAACCCAAGACCTGTGCCGTTGCACGCTCGGGCAATGCCATGCTCACGCTGTCCGCCATCCATTCGCCGCTGGCGTGAATGAGTCGAGTCGTGACGGAGACGCTGTTGTCGCCCGTGCTGATTGACTGGACGATTGCGAGTCCCTGCTTCGCGAGTGGCTTGCGGAGCGACTCGGTGTGCGCCGCGAGACTCGCGTAGCGGTTCTTGAAGTGCGGGTTCACCGCGTCGAACTCTGGGTTCGCGATCTCAAGTTGCGCCTTCGCAAGCGCGGCAGCGAGACTGCCGATCTGCTGTGACTGTTCCATTGTGTGTTGCCTCTTGTCTCTGATTCAGGCGACCCCGTTAGCCGCCATTGTCGGTAGTATACCGAACTCGGAATAGGTGTCAAGACCCTCGGACGAGTTTCCCGAACTTCTTCAGGGCTTCGTCCCAGTCGTTGTAGAGTTCGATGGTTACATCGTTGCCGACGACCTGTACACGCGCGACCGCGTGAATGTCGTCGCGGACATTGCGGCAGAGCGCGGCGACCGCGAACTCCCCGATGCGACCGATTGCCGTAGCCCTGTTCTCCATGATGGAGTCAACGGCGGCGGCGGAGAGGAGACGAACCGTCTCCACCGAAGGGGAGAACTTCTTCTTGTTGGACATCATGCTAGTTGTACCCGCTGAATCGAAAGCACCGCCGCGTGTCTGGTCGCGGCGGCGCAACTTGAGGTCACCAGACGACCGTGAGACGCTTACGCGCCGACCAGTTCGACCGTCTTGCGCCACGCGATGTTGCGGAGTTCCGCTTCGCGTCCGAAGAGGTGCGAGTGGATGCGGGCATCGGACGAAGGTGCGCTACGCGCGGCGAGTTCGCTGTGCTGGAGGAACTCGGTCACCGCGTTGTACGCGATCCAAGCATTCGCACCGAACTGACCAGCCTCGCGGTCGAAGGTCTCGCTCATGCGGCGGAGCGCGGCGACACAGGTCGCCTTCTTCGTCTCCTCGCGCTTGTTGACGGGGTTCAGCGGAATCTCGCCGTACATCGTCTCAAGCACATCGACCCACAGCCCGCGAATCTGCTCGGCGTTCAGCGACTTCTTCGCCACGCCGTTGATGGCGATGGCGTAGTTGTCGGTCGCCTTCTTCCACGCCTTCGACACGCGCACCGCGTACTCGCGATTCTCAAGGAAGTTGAGCGTGTGCTTGAGGCTCCACGCGAAGCCGTCCTTGCCGCCCTCCTGAAGAGCCATGCGGACGGTGTTCGCGCACACGGGGCGGATGCCAGACCACATCGACTTGTACGCGAGGGTTCCGTCATGCCCGTTGCACAGGATGAAGTAGGGCTTCACGAAGTCGCCCTTGCCTCCGATCTCAATGCCGTCCTTCGACCCGATGGCGGTGTACACGATGCGTCCGCCGCGAATCGAACCGAAGGTCTCGGCGCAACCGCCGATCTCCTCCGCGATCAACTGCGCGTCCTCCGCCATCTGGCGGTTCTGGAGCGGAGTCCAGTTGGACGGCTGGACGGCGAAGATGTCGCCCGTGTCCTCGCGGATCACCATCTTGAAACGCTCGGTGGCGAAGGCGGTGGGCTTGTCGTCGCCGTCGATGTAACCCGACAGGCGGTTGGTCGTGACGATGTTCCAGTCCAGTCCCGACTCGCTGAACGCCTCCATCGGCATCATGTCGGTCTGGACGACCCGACCCTTGCCGTGCCAAGCGGCGGTGCGGCGGAGGATCAGGTTGTCGGTGTCGGTCATCTCGTGTGCCATTGCTCGTCTCTCCTATGCGTGTGCGGCGTTGCCGCGATTCCGATCAGTCGAGCCAGCCCGTTTGCTGTTCGACCCGCGTACTATACCCCAATCGGCACAGGTGTCAAGGGGTGTGAACAGAAAATGGGAGAAATAGATTCTTGCCACGACCCACTTGACAAGTGTTGATACTTGTGGTAGGGTGTCAGCCCCACGGAAGGAGGCTTGATGCCTACGCTCAAGAACGGCAAGTGGAGGATGCCCAAAGACAGCAGCATCCGACAATGGAAGAACACAAGCGAGTTCCCAGACTCGTGGGCGAAAGCAACGGTCGAGTGGCTGTGTGAGTTCTACGGAGTCCCTGCGGTGTCGATCACCATTTGGGACGCGAAGAAGAGGCGCGGCAGCGGTCGAGCGTTCCTGACCATGAACAGGGTTCATCTCTCCATCTCTCGGCGCAACTACCGCCGCGACTGGAAATACTGGAACATCTACTGGGATGTCCCGCGCACGGCGAACAGCGCGTGCGAGGCGTTCGTGTTCCTCGCGGCTCACGAGATCGCCCACATTAGTCACGAGGGCAAGACGATCTACCGAACTTGCCAACAGGAGAGTTCGCTCCCGAATAAGCGCGACTGGAGGAACCGCATGGAGTGCCGCATTCAGGACATGGCGCAGAATGCGCTTGATGCCTACCGCGCGGGTGCGTACAGGTGTCTTCTCGCGCATCACGCATCGTCCATCAGACGAGAAGCGGCGGCAAAGACCGCGAAGGCAGAGAGGAGGCAGAGAGCAAGCACGGCAGAGGCTCGGTTACTCGCGCTGGAATCTCGCGTCGAGGTCTGGGACGCGAAGAAGCGCAGAGCAGAGAACGCGATCAAGAAACTGCGTAGGAGCATCTCGGGAATACTGGCGGCGCAGAAGCGTGCCGCATTGAAAGCGGGCGCGAAGCCGCTATAGTGTACCGAATGCGGAATATCTTGTCGGATCATGTCACGGTTGCCGACCTCGCGCGTATCTACGGGGTCACGCCTCGGCGCATCAGGGCAATCGCTGCAAACAGAAGCATCGAAGGCGAACGGGTTGGGCGCACGCTCGTCTTCAAGAAGAATCAGGTCGCCCAGTTCAGACCGCTTCCATGCGGTCATCGCGCTACGGGGCGCGGGTAAGGAATGAGACGGAATGGTCATCTCTCCACAGCAACTCGCTGATCGCAACAAGGGCATCGGCTCGTCGGACGCTGCGGCGATCCTCGGGCTGTCGTCGTACAAGACCCCCTACGACATCTGGCTCCAGAAGACTGGGCGCGTCGAGGGCGGCGGTGCAGGCGAAGCCGCGTGGATCGGCACGATGCTTGAGAAGGCTGTCCTCGACATGGCGGCGGTCAAGATCGGGCTTCCTGTCGTCGCGGCTCCAGACCACGCCGATGCCACCTTCGTTGACGGAATCCTCCGTGCCAATGTCGATGGCATGGTCGAGGCGTTTGAGCGCGGTCGTCCAATCGTGGAGTCCAAGACCACGGGACAACTGAAGGACTGGGGCGATGCCGAAACCGATGGCGTTCCCGACCATGTTCTGGTTCAGGTGACGCATCAAATGATCTGTGCTGGCTCCGACCTCTGCTATGTGGCGCGGCTTGGGGCT